GTGTATCTTTTAATGGTGCAGTTAAACTAGCTAGTAAAGGCAAAATAAAAATTGATGAAATAGAAACATTTACAAAAGAATTTTATAACAAAATATTTAACTAAAATGGCAGATAAAAAATTTACAAATGGATTATTTATATATAAATCAAAAATAGATGGTTTATTAAATTGGTCAGCTAAAAAAGCAGACTATATAAAAGCATTACAAGAAGCTGAAGAAGATGAAAATGGATTTATAAGTGGGTCATATCACACTATGAGGGAAAAGCCTGATAGAATGTATGGTACATTTAGAACACAAGAAAAACAAGTTACTAATAAAGAACATTCCCCTGATAGGGATTTACCTTTTTAGATGCTAATTAACTTTGATAAGCATTTAAAGAAAATCAAAGATGTAAGAAATGGTGTTATTAAAGAGGGTTTGACATTAGATATTGATAACCTTGATGAACATATAAGGTTTAAAAGACAATTTAATGTGATTCTTGGACACGCTAATGTAGGCAAAACATCTATCATACTTTACTTGATGCTATTATATACCATAAAACACAAATTAAAATGGCTTGTGTTTAGTGCTGAAAATGATGCTTATACACTTATAAAAAAACTTATTGAATTTATGTGCGGTAAAGTAATACAGCAAATAGATGAAACAGTATTTTTAGATAAAGCATATTACATAGATAAACATTTTCAGTTTATAGACTGTAGTAAAATATATGACTATAAAGAATTACTAGACTTTGCCACACAAACAAAACAAGATTTTAATTTTGATGGCTTTTTAATTGACCCTTATAATTCACTAAAAGTAAATAAGGCTTTATTAGTTGGCAACAAACACGAATATGATTATCAGGTTTGTAGCGAATTTAGAATATTTACCCAACAGCATAATTGTGCAATATGGCTAAATACACACGCTAATACAGAAGCCCTTAGAAAAATACACCCAATGGCACACGATTATGCAGGGTTACCTATACCACCTATGGCGGCAGATGTTGAGGGTGGTGGTAAGTTTGTAAATAGGGCGGATGATTTTTGGGTGTTGCATCGCTATATACAACATCCAACTGAATGGATGTACTCACACTTACATATTAGAAAGGTAAAGGATGTGGACACTGGCGGTAGACCTAGCCCAATAGATAACCCTTTAAAATTTAAGTCAGTAAAAAATAATGTAGGTTTTGAAATTAATGGTAAAAATTATGTACCTTTAATTGACAAACAAACATTACCATTTTGAAGCATAAGATAAATTTCACTTTTATACCTATTTATGGTATTGCATTTGGTATAACTTATTACAACCCTAACTTAGAACCTGACCAGTTATTCAAAGTAGACCCTGAAGATTATTATGAGCAAGTATCAATAATGTTTTTATGTTTTGGTTTACACATAACTGTATGGAAAGAATAATGCAATTGCTATACAAAGACCACAATAAATGGATAGCTATAGTAAAAAGTTTTGGATGTAATGATGATACAGCAAAGGATATAGTAGCTGAAATGTATGTTAAAATAAATAGGGCTGTACAAAGGGGTTTAAATTTAATGTTTGATGAAAATTCAATAAATTATTATTATGTGTTTAGAACATTAAGTACTTTATTTATAGATTTGAAACGTAAAGAAAAAAAAATAGAATTGTTAAACATAGATGATGTGCAATTAGGAAGCACAAACATAAACCCTGATTATGATGCTAATTATGAAATAGTAAAAAAAGGTTTAGACAAATTGTATTGGTATGATAAAAAAGTATATGAGATTATTGAGGGGGGTACAAGCATTGCAGAACTAAGTAAAAAAACTAAAATATCATATTATAGTTTGTATAATACTTATAAAAAAGTAAAGAAATATTTAAAAAAATTATTATGATTTTATTAGGTGATTTAGTTGAAAAATTTACTAAGGCAACTGGTATAAAATGGCTGACTGAATTCGTTATTATAAAGTTACTGGGTTTTAAAACTTGTAATTGTGATAAAAGAAAATTAAAATTAAACAACTTTAGCAAAAATTTTACAAATGAAAAAAATAAGGATGACAAATGATGATGCAAACAAATGGCTTAACTATAAAAACAATTATAAAGTACAACCCACTAATGACCAAATTGATTTGATAGTACAATTACACGCCAAATATTTTAATCATAATGAATATTATCCTTGTACCTGCACACCAAAAACTTGGAATCAGTGGATAGCACAACTAGATACAGTCTATAATGAAACTAGAAACAGTACACAAACTTGAAAAAGCAATAATTGTAGCTTTAAATTTAGATGGATGGGATTTAAATTGGACTGGTGCAAAATTTGAACACTATGATGCAGTTGGTACTACACCAAAAGGTAAAGATTGTGTTATCGAATTTAAATTTAGAAAGACATACTATAAAACAAAGATACTTGAAAAATACAAATATGATGAACTGATGAATATGCCCTATGATTTAGTAAAGCTGTATTCAGTTCACGACCCTAAAGGCAGTTACTTATATTGGCTAAATGACCTAGATGTAGGTAAGCCAACACAAATGTACTTACCTGATACAACAATGTGGACTACTAAAAAGATTAACAAGGAAGTCTATTTACTTACAGAAGAACAAGCAGTAGTATTTAATAAAAGTTAATAAATATTTTTTTTATTAACAATTAATTTATATATTTACATCACTAATTTAAAAATAGATAATATGATACCATTCCCAAATGAAGTACAAAAATTAACAACAATGCAACTTGAAGGTTCTATACAAACCTGTGAAAGGCTGAAAAGAATTTACAAAGAAGAACTTAAAAGAAGAAAGAAACATTTAAAAAAAGTTCCACGTGGAACAAATAAATAGAACAGGGGGGTATAAAAACCCCCTTATAAAAATAGATAATATGAACTATAAAGAAATAAAACAATTAACAAATAAAGAGAATAAAAAAGAAATAAAAAAAGCCCTTATAGAATTAGCAGTATTATTTTTATCAGTATATGCTAGTTTTTGGTTAGGTGCTTTATTAATTTTAAACTTATAACTATGAATAAAAATTATCAAGAATACATTACCAATTATATTTGGATAGAATTTTTTGAGGGTAATGAGGAAGAATTTATTGAATATACAACAGATGATTTGTGTGATTATGTATATGATAAACTTGTTGTTAATCTAGGTAATGATGAATCAGAACAGTTAATTATTGGCAGTTTAAATTGGGTATGTTGGAATACAATACAACAAAACATAGATAATAATTACTATGGTATTTATTGTAGAAATTGTGGCACACCCACACCTGAAATATCAGAATACTGTAGTACAAAATGTCAAGATGAGTATTATATATCAATTACTAACTAGGGTGTCCCATTTCCCATTTCCTAGGGTTTTGGGATTTGGGACAGTCATTTTTTAATTTTTTAAAAATGCTAAAAGGTATATATAAAAAAGGTCATATAATGCAGTCTATAAATTATATGCAAAGTTGTGAATCAATTTCTAAAATATTATTTGAAGCTGATAAAAAAGACCCTAATAACCTCAAGATAAAACAAATGATGGGTGACTTAGTAGAAATTGCATCCTATGTAGCATATTTAGAACGTACATTAGCTGATAAAGAAATAGATTACCAAGACTTACTAAAAAAATTTAGTAACTTGCAGGAAGAAAATAACCAATTATGGAAAGTAAAAAATATAAACAATTAAATATTTAAATATAAAACTAAAAGTATGAAAACTCCTTTAAGAATTATACAATGGCAAGAACGTAATAAAGAAAAGGTAAAAGCTAAAAAACAAGAATGGTATAGAAAAAACAAAGAAAGAATATTAGAACAACAAAAAGAATACAGAAACGACCCTAAAACAGAATATAGTAAAAAACGTAAAGAAAATTATAATAAAGAGAAAAAAAGGGAACAAAATAAAAAATACTATGAAAAAAATAGAGAACAAATTTTGTTAAGGCAAAACATAAGAAGAAAAAAATAATCAAAATATGGAAACACTAAAACATTTAACAGGTCTTTGTGGTGAGCCACATTTAAATATATATGGCATTTTTTTTGTATATTTATTAACATTAGTGTATTATAAATATTTTATGTATGGAAAATTACCAAGAAATAAAAATGCTTAAAGAATATAAAAAGGTCAGAACAAAACAACAATTAGAAAGCCAAAATATTGCTCATATTGTTAGAAATATTGGGCAAGGTTTTAGTTATAAAGATTTTAAAAATTTTAAATGGATTTTAGTTTTAAATGATATTGTTACAATGTCACCTGAAAATTATGTATTTAATGCAAATGGTGGTGTTAGATATTCAGCCCCAACTATTAAACAACTTTTAACTGTTTATAATTTAGGTATAGTAAGAAGAAAAGAGTGGAAATATTACAAACCAAAAAACAGGAATATTGTAAAAATGATTAAAGTGTAATGATATTACTCATTGATGCAGATTCTTTAATATTTGCTAGTTGCTATAAACCTAAAGATAAAATTTTAAACAGCATATATTATAAACGTATTGATAAATGTAAGGATAAATTTGATGGTCAGTTAATAAACATAATTACTGACCTTGAACAAATGTATGACATAAAAGAAGTTAGGATATTTTCAGGTAGGTCAAAAAACAACTTTAGAAAGTTACTAAGCAAAAGATACAAATCACATAGAAGCACTAAACCACCAATGCTAGACAAAATGCACCAGTATGTTAGAGAACATTACCAAGCCATACAGTCTTGTGGTCACGAAACTGATGATGCAGTTGCTAAATATTGGTATGAAATACAAAAAGTTGTAGGCAGGGATAATGTTATTATAGTAAGTATTGATAAAGACTATATGCAGTTTCCTGCACTTATATATAACTATCACCCTAAACACAAAAAAATATATGACCTAAGTGAACAAGATGCTATGTATAACTTTTATGAACAAATGATTATAGGTGATACAGCTGATAATGTTAATTATTTTAAAGGCTTAGGTAAAGCCTTTGCTAAAAAATACCTACAAGGGTGTGATAGTAAATATAAATATACTAAAAAGTTATATGAATTATTTAAAATGAGGTATAAGCAAAAGGCAAAATTAAGATATATAGAATGTTATAATTTATTAAAACTTAGAACTGATGTCTAAAATAACTAAGAAAAAATTCGAAGAACTATCAAGCAAAATAAATGAATTGTTTGATTTAAATATGTTTAAAAATACTAGAAAGCTAGAATATGTTTTGGCAAGGTGTTTATTAGCACACACAATAAAACATAAATACAATAAAACAACACTACAGTATATAGCTAATATGTATGAACAAAATGGTAAATCTAGTGACCATTCTACAATACTACATAATATTAGAACTTGGGCTAGGTTTATAGATTCTAAAACAGGTGTTAAAATACAAGCACAAAGAGAATTACTTAAGGGTAATACAGTGGATTATATTATGAATATAATAGACCCAAAAAGCACAATACAACAAAAGAAAGCTAAACTTAAACAAGACATAGATAATTTTAATAAACATCAAGTAGCATTTATTGAGCCTTGTTTAGAAAATGCAAAAAGGATATGATAAATAAATGTGTAGAACAAATATTAGAAGTATCAGTAGAACTACCTGAGTATCAAAAAAAACAAATAATTAGTGTGCTTATTGCATCAATGCTAACTAAAAAAAGTAATGCAGATGCAAGGGATGCTTACTATAGAATAATAAATAACTTAGAAAATAATATATAAATGGATGCACTACAATTAAGGGATAATGCAAAACAACAGTTAGCACAAATAAAAAATATTGAAACAGGTATTGAATATCTAAATAAAGTAAAAGCCATTGAAACTTGGGCAAAAGCAGAAAAAAAAGATGCTGAATTACAAAACATAATAGCAGAACAAAAGCTAAGAACTCAGAGGATATTAGGTGGGTTGCTTCAAGAAAGTGAAGTAAGTAAGACTAATCAATATAGTGCTGGTTCCAAAGAGAAACCAACACTTTCTAACTTTGGTATTAATAAAAACCAATCACACCAATTTCAAAAAATAGCTTCTTTACCACAAGAAATATTTGAACAAGAAATAATAGCTGCAAAAGAAGAAACAAGTAAAAGAATAGAACTAACTACAAGTAGATTATTAAAGGTTGCAAAAAAAATCAAGAGAGAAGAAGATTTAAAAAAACAAAAAGAGGAAATTGATAAATTAGATTACACAAGCCTTTTAGATGAATATGATGTAATTGTTGCTGACCCGCCTTGGGAATATAATAGAATTTATGACCCTGACGTAAGCAGAGTTGCAAACCCATATCCATCAATGACTTTAGAACAAATAAAAAATATTAAATTACCAGCATCAAATAATTCTGTTCTATGGTTGTGGACAACTCACTCATATTTATATGATGCAAAAGATATTTTAGAACATTGGGGTTTTGAATATAAAGCGACACTTGTGTGGAATAAAGACAAAATGGGAATGGGTAATTGGTTAAGAATGCAATGTGAGTTTTGTTTACTTGGTATAAAAGGTAAACCAATTTATAATAACACAAAATACAGGGACATAATTACGGAGAAAGGCAGACAACATAGCAGAAAACCTGATATTTTTTATGATATGGTTAATGAAATTTGTTTAGGTAGTAAATTAGATTACTTTAGCAGAGAACAAAGAGAGGGTTGGTACAATTATGGTAATGAAATTAATAAATTTTCAAAATGAGTTGGGAACAAAAACCACAAGTAAAACTAGGTAATTTAGGAGAAAAAATAATACACCAATATTTATGTGAAAAAAACTACACAATTTTCACACCAACAAGTCAAAATGCACATCCTTGCGATGGCATAGTTTTTAAAAATCAAAAAATGATATTTTTATATGATGTAAAAACTAAAGGCAAAACTAATCAACATAATGCACAAGGTTTTGACAAAAAAAAATATGACACATATCAAGAGTTAATGAATAAATTATGCTTACCATTTTTAGTTTTTTTCGTTGATAATCACAATGGTGAGGTACATTGTGTTAATTTAAAAAAAGATATTGCAAAAGAATATATAAAAATTAAATCAGATGGAAGTATTATAGGATGGAATGTAAACGATTTAGATTTAATAGGTAATGTTAGTCAAAATTTAATAAATGAATCTAAAGACCATACAACAAGAAATCACCCTTATATGCATAATCAACAAAAATTAAAATTGTAATAGCTTTTAAATTAATTAAAATTACGTTATATAAATATGAACAAAAGTGAACACAATAAAAAAGCATTATTAGAAGCATTAGAAAAATCTTTAGGTGTAGTTACAACAGCTTGTAAACAAGCAGGTATAGGTAGAACTACATTTTATAAATACTATAATGATGATGTAGAATTTAGGCAAAGGGTAGATGAACTAGAAAACATTACTTTAGATTTTGCAGAAAGCCAATTACATCAGCAGATACTAAAAGGTAATACAGCAGCGACAATATTCTTGTTAAAAACAAAAGGTAAAAAAAGGGGTTATGTTGAAAGGCAAGAAATAACAGGTGCAGATGGTTTACCTAATAATGTCATTGTAGAGATTATTGAAAAAAATGAAGATAAAGACTAATGTAGTTTTTAAACACCTTTTAAAAAGTAATAAAAAAATAATTGTTGAGCAGGGTGGTACAAGGTCAGGTAAAACATATAATATACTTTTGTGGATAATATTTAGTTACTGCACACAAAATACAAATAAGATAATTACAATTTGTCGTAAAAGTTTTCCAAGTCTAAGGGCAACTGTAATGAGAGATTTTCTAGATATACTCAAAACACATAAAATGTATAATGAAATTAACCATAATAAATCATCAAGTGAATATAAGTTATATAATAATCTAGTTGAGTTTATATCTTTAGATGAACCACAAAAAGTAAGGGGTAGAAAAAGGGATGTATTATTTATCAATGAAGCTAATGAACTTTATTTTGAGGACTGGCAACAGCTATTATTTAGAACTAATGAAAAAATAATACTAGATTATAACCCATCTGATGAATACAGTTGGATATATGACAAAGTTATAAATAGGGATGATGCAGACTTTTATATTACTACATACAAAGACAATACATTTTTAGAACAAGCCCTTATAAAAGAAATAGAAAGGCTAAAAGAAACTGACCCACAATATTGGCAGATATATGGGCTAGGTCAAAAAGGTGTAAGCAAATCAACTATATTTAATTATGAAGAAAGTAACATACCTGATGATGCTGAGTTTTTATCTATGGGTGTAGACTATGGGTATACCAATGACCCAACTGCACATATTTCAGTATACAAAAAAGGGCATAACTTATATGTAGAAGAACACCTATATAAAACTATGATGACTGCTGAGGACATACATTCACATTTTAAACTACTTAATGTGGGTGATAAAATAATATATAGTGATAGTAGTGAGCCAAGGCTTAATGATTATTTAAGAAGAACAGGTTGGAATATTAGACCAACTGTAAAAGGGAGGGATAGTATTATTGCAGGTATAGATTTACTTAAAAGGTATAAATTATATGTAACACCTGATAGCAAAAACCTAATACAAGAATTTAGAAACTATAAATGGAGTGAAGATAAAACAGGTAAACTAACTAACATACCTATAGACAAACATAACCATTTGTTAGATTCCCTTAGATACGCTACCTTTAATATACTAAGCAAACCAAATTTTGGAAAATATGCTATTCAATAAATACTAATAAAAATACGTTATATAATTATGAAGATTGATATAGAAGTACCACAAGGGTTAGAAGATGTTACATTACATCAGTATCAAAGGTTCTTAAAAGTACAGGAATCAACAGAAGATGAAAATATACTAGCCACTAAAATGATAGAAATATTTTGTAATGTTTCACCTGAAATTGTAAAAGGTCTAAAAGTAAATGATGCTTATGCTATAGTTGAAATACTAAAAGCAATGATGACTGAAAAAACTGACCTGCAAAGAGTTATAAGAGTAAGGGGTATAAGGTATGGTTTTATACCTAACCTAGATGAAATGTCTTTTGGTGAATATGTAGACTTAGACACCTATCTAACAAGTTGGGATAATATGCATAAAGCAATGTCAGTACTGTACAGACCTATAGAAACACAAGACAAAGACTTATATAACATAAAAGAATATGAAGCCAAGATAGATGATAATTTATTACATATGCCAATGGATGCAGTAATGGGTTCTATACTTTTTTTTTATCATTTAGGAAACGACTTATCACAAACTATGATAACTTATTTAACGGAGAAACAGGAACATCAGTTAGTGCAGTACATCAATTCGGAGTTAGATGGGGATGGTACTCCAGTATATATGGGTTATCTAAAGGGGATATTAGACAACTTGAAAATATCACTAAATTAAATGTGCATAAATGTTTAAATTTTCTGATGTTTGAAAAAGAAAAAAATATATTAGAGATGAAAAATATAAAGAAAAAACAAAATGGCTAACAAAGGTGCAAGGGGATTTTATTTAATAACAGAACAAATAGAATCACAATTATTATTAGACCCAAATGTAAATACAGTAACTACAGGTGATATTACAGATATAGATTTAAACAAGGCTACTATATACCCACTATCACATATTATAGTAAACAGTGCAAACCTAGAAGAAAACCTTGTTAGATTTTCTATTAGTGTAATAAGTATGGATTTAGTAGATATATCTAAGTCAGAAACTACAGACCAATTTAGGGGTAATAATAATGAACACGATGTACTGAATACACAATTAGCAGTACAAAATAAATTAGTACAAATATTAAGAAAGGGTACACTAAATAGAAACCTATACCAATTAGATGGTAACCCTACTTGTGAACCTTTTGTAGATAGATTTGAAAATGCTGTTAGTGGATGGGCTTTGACAATGGATATTTTAATACCAAATGATATAGACATATGCAACTAAAAAATGTACAAACTATACTAAACAGGTTTGCCAAAAATGTAATAAAGGCTAGTAGAAGTAATTTGACTAGGCAAAAAAAAGGTGGTGGTAATTTATATAAAAGCCTTTCTTATGTTGCAAAAGAAATGCCCAATTCAATTAGGGTAAAATGGTTTATAGCCCCTTATGGTTCATTTGTAGACCAAGGTGTAAAGGGTGCAGGTAGTTCAATAAATAATAGAACTAGCCCATTTCAATTTGGTACAGGTACAGGTAAAAGAGGTGGGCTTAGAGATGGTATTTTGAAATGGATTCAAAGAAAAAGATTCCAATGGCTAGATGATGAAACAGGTAGATTTATGAGTTATAAAAGTATGGCATTTATTATTGCAAGGTCAATTTACCAAAAAGGTATAAAGCCTAGTTTATTTTTTACTAGACCTTTTGAAAAAGCATTTGCAAATATAGACAAAGAAATACAGGATGCTTATGCCTTAGACTTAGAAACATTTTTACCTAATAATTTAAAAGATAAAAATATATTTGAATGAGTGATTTAATATTTGCTAGAAGCCCATTTACAATAAAGCATACATCTACTGCTAATCCACCTGACCCTGCATATGAATGTTTTGAAACTAACATATATGGCAGGTATGCAGACTTTACAGGATTTAGTGTAAATGCGGCAGGGGCAATAGTTAATGGAACAATAACAGATAAAATCAGTGGGGCTACTTTGACAAGAACAGCTACTACTACAACAAGTGGGGCTACATCATTCCCAGTTGTATTTGTAGCTACCCAAGTAAATATTAGAGTAACATTTAATTTACCTAGTGGTTATAATGCTAGTTCTCATACTTGTGAAATTGAAGTAACACAAGCAGCGGCTACACCTACTTGCCAAGCAGTAAAACTATTTAATTTTAGTGGCATAAGTTCAGTATCAAATTTAGTATATAGTTATACTGATTGTAGTAATGCTAGTCAATCAGGCACTTTGTCAGGTGCTAATAGTACAGTAACAATAAATGTTAAATTCCCTTACACACAATATTTATCATACATTTATAGTGGGGGTGCTTTGCCATTTATATATAGAATAACAGATAAATACATTGCAGCGAATGTAAAAATAACAGGATAATATGAGTAATAGAATAAATGCAAGAAGCCCATTTTTCTTGCAATATACAGGAACGTAAAAAATAAAAAGATATGCCAACACTACATAAAGCGGCACTACAAATATATATTTATACAGGTACAGTTACCAGTACACCTAGTGCAACAAATTTAAGATACAGTTTAGAAAAAACTAAAATATCAACACAAGCTAATGTCTTATTTGAAATTGGTGAGTTGGTAAGGGATTATCTAACACATTCATTTAATGATGATTATGCAAGTGTCACAGCTTGGGTAACTTGTATAACTAAGCTGTATGAAACTGCAAGTAATGATAGTGAGTTTGCAACAGGGTCACCAGTAACACAAAGTTTTTTAGCACTTGATGGATATGGGTATTTTGAAGATGGTATTAACCCACAATTATCAGATAATGCACTATTTAGTAATAGCACTTTTTATCTTCCTGAAGATACAGCAGGTAGGTTTCCTATTTTGGCTGAGGGTGTAGGTAAAGTAATTATAGATGGAGTTACTACACAAATTACTGACAATGGTAATAGCAATCAAAAAATACAATATATTACAATACCTGCAAATAGTAGCACTATACAAATATATGATACCAATGATACAACATTAGATAAAACTGTTACTATTGTAAATGTATGTGAACCAAAACATACAATTTATAAAGTGACATTTGTAAACAAATATGGTGCATACCAAGATATATATTTTTATAAAAAAACTACAGAAAGGATGGCTGTAACTGATGAAGTTTTTAAAACTAACACAATAGATAATTCAACAGTTACTTATGCAACCTATAAAGGACAAAAACAAAGATATAACACTGAAGCAAAAACAAGCCTAGTTTTAAATACAGGATATGTAAATGAAGATTTTAATTTAGCTGTAGAAGAACTTTTAATTAGTGAACATATTTGGATAAGGTTTGAAAATAAAACTTTACCAGTATTATGTAAAAGTATGGATATGACTTTTAAAACAAGTTTAAATGATAAGTTAATTAATCACGAGATTAGATTTGAATTTGCTTTTGACAAAATAAACAATGTAAGATAATGCCATTAAGATTAAATTTATTTATTGCAGATGAGGGGGGTACATTAACCGAAGTTGAGATGTTTAAAGATGAATCAGTTACACTTACTCAAACCTTACAAAACATAAAAGATATATCTAAAGTATTTACAGATTTTAGTAAAACATTTTCTGTACCTGCAAGTAAAAGCAATAATAAATTGTTTCAACATTTTTACAGGTATGAGATTGATGGGTTTACATCAAGACAAAAAAAAGAAGCACAATTATATTTAAACCACCAGTTATTTAAAAAAGGTAAGGTTAAACTAGAAACTGTAAAGCTAATAGGTAATAAACCACATACCTATAATTTAACATTTTTTGGTGAAGCTATAAATATGAAAGACTTTTTTGGTGAAGATTTACTTGGCTCACTTTCTTATTTATCTAATTTTAGTTTTGAATATAATGCCGCTAATGTAATAGATGCATTACAAAATGGTATAGATAAGACTGTTAATGTAAATGGTCAAAATGAACAATATGAAGATGTGTTAGTTGTACCACTTATAACACATACAGATAGGCTAACCTATGATAGTAGTGTAAATTCAGCAGGAAGTAAAAATTTATTTGTAAGTAGTTCAGTGATTCAAGGTGTTCCATTTGAACAATTAAAACCTGCACTAAGAGTATTTGCAATTATAAAAGCTATTGAAGATAAATACAATACTGAAAATGGCTACTCACAAAATATTAAATTTAGCAGAGACTTTTTTAACAAAGACAACCTGCCTTTTTATAATTTATATTTGTGGTTACATAGAAAAAAGGGGGGTATTCTTGAAGATGATAGTATTGTGCAACAATGTAAAAACTGGCATAATGTATCAGGTTCAACAAAAGATAGAGCAGTATGGCAATCAAAAGTTAAAAGTTCATATTGGATAATTAGGCAACCAAGAAATACAAAAACAGTTACAATACAACAAGCTGTAAAAGTAATACCATCAGGGGCTATAAGTACAAGTTTTGACCTAATAATTGAAAGGGATGGAGAAGAACATTTTAGGCAAACTGTAAAATCTACGGACTTAAATGCTAACCCAGTAGGTGGTTCTAATACAGCATTTGATACTGGTTTTATGAATGCAGAAGCAGGGCAGTACACATTGTTTATAAGTTGTGATACATCAAGTACTTATGATATAGAATTAAAATTAAATGAAAAAGTAAAGAAGTTTTTAGGTACTAACAACCAAGTTGTAACAGTTGATGGTAATGTAACAATAACAACTGTAGCTGAATTTACTACAAATGCACAATTACCTAAAATAACTGTAATAGATTTCTTAACAGCTTTATTTAAAATGTTTAATTTAATTGCATATCAAAATAATACTAATACAATAGTTGTAGAAACACTAGATGAATTTTACAATAATAGTACAACTAATTATGACATAACAGAATATTTAGATACACAAACTACAACTGTGGAAAATGTATTGCCTTTTGCTAAAATTAATTTTAAATATAAAGGCACTAAAACATTTTTAGCAGATGACCATAATGAAAGATTTGGTTTAGAGTGGGGGTCTTTAAAATTTAGTGGTGATGAAAAAGTTGAGGGTAAAGAATTTAAAGTAGAATTACCTTTTGAACATATGAAGTTTGAAAGGCTACTAGATGCAAATACAAGTAATACAGATATTACAACAGCACAATTTGGATGGCACGTTGATGAAAACCAACAAGCATATTTAGGTGAACCATTATTATTTTATCCTGTTAGGGTTACTGGTGGTACAGCAATAAGTGTTCTAACAAGTTCTAGTGTACAAAGTTCAATTACTAATTATTATATACCATCTAATAGTGTAGGGCTTACAAGTTCACAAACTATAAATTTTGGTGCTGAGGTTAATGAATATTTTTTAAACCCTTTTACAAGCAGTTTGTTTGATACATATTACAAAACATATATATCAGCTGTATTTAATACAAGGACTAGATTATATAAAGTAAAAGCATATTTACCACTTAGGATTATACTTAATTTAAGTTTAGCAGATAAGCTAGTTGCATTTGATACTATATTTAAAATCAATAGTTTAAGAACTAATTTTGCAACAGGTGTTAGTGAACTAGAACTTATAAATGAAGTTGAAGATTTCACATTAGTAGATGACCCTAAACATATGGGTGATATTATTAGCAAACCATTTATTACTATAGATAGCACTAAATTAAAAGTAGATACAGTAGAACAAACAGTAGATGCAAACTAATGATAAAAACAATTATAGAAATATTGAAACTGGCAGATGATGAAACAGAAAATATTAAAATAGCAAAGGGCAAATATGCTTACCCAAAAAATATTAAAGAAGCATTTAGAAAATTTAAAAGAGATTTAAAATGGCAAAGAAAGTAATACAAGCAGAATTAGATTTAGCAACAGGTCAGGCTTTAAAATCAGTTGAGGGTTTAAATAAAAAATTAAAAGCTACTAATAAAGAAATAACACAAACTGAACAAAAAGGTAATAAGTTTACTAATACACTTGGTAAAGGTTTTAGAGGTGTTGGTAAAGCTGTTACTGGTTTTGGTAATGCTTTAAAAAAAGCAGGTATTGGGTTAGCTGTTGCGGCATTTGCTAAATTAGCTGATGTACTTACAAGAAATCAAACAGCCATTGATTTTTTTACAACTGCAAATAATGCACTTAATATTGCTTTTAATGATTTTATTAATTTAGTAATAGGTCAAGGGCAAAATATAGTGAATTTTTTTAAGGCTATATTTGAAGACCCTGTTGGTTCACTAAAAGATTTTGGGCAGTCTATAAAAGCAAATATAACAGAAAGGTTTAATAGTTTACTT